GGAGCAAAAACAGGCATATCGGATAGCTGATAACAAGCTTGCTCTGAACGCGGGCTGGGACACTGAGCTGTTAAAGCTGGAATTTGCTGAGTTGATGGATGCGCAGTTCGATATCGGCCTGACGGGGTTCAGCCTGGAAGAGGTAGACGAATTGCTGGTAGAGGTCGAAACCGAAACCCTCAATGATGATGATCCCTACACTGCAAAAATCGACACGCCGGTTTACGAGCCATCCGAAACGGTTCCTGCAGTATCAGAGCTGTATGACGAAAATAAAACGCAGGATTTGCGTGGGCGCATTGAGGCGGCAGAACTCCCGCCTGAGGTTAAAAAATTCTTGCTCAGCGCTGCAGAGCGCCACACCGTTTTCCATTTCAACAAAATCGCTGATTACTACGCATCGGCGAGCGCTGAGGTTCAGGCGCTGTTTGAGGAATCTGCTCTTGTCATAATCGACTATGAAAAGGCGATTGAACACGGCTTTGTCCATATGACAAAGAAAATGGTCGATATTGTTCACGGCATGGAGGATGAAGACCATGCGTGATGATTTCTGCGCATTCATCCTGAGTCACGGGCGCCCTGATAAAATTTATACGCTGAACCTGCTAAAAAGATCCGGCTATACGGGCAAGTTTTTTATCGTCATTGACGATGAGGACACCACCCGGGAACGTTATCAGGAATTATTCGGCGACAAAGTGCTGGTTTTCTCAAAGAGCGATATCGCCAGCCGGTTCGATGAAGCTGATAATTTTGGTGACCGGCGATCTATTTTCTACGCCCGCAACGCATGTTTCGATTTGGCAAAAAAAGTGGGCTGCAAATATTTTATTGAGCTGGACGATGACTACACGGCGTTTCAGTTCAGGGTTGGCAAGGAGCTTGAAAAAGACTATTGCCTGATCACCCGACTCGATCCGGTGCTGGAGGCAATGATTGAGTATTACGATGCAATCCCGGCTAAAACCATCGCAATGGCTCAGGGTGGAGATTTTCTTGGAGATTCAAATAACGCATCATGGCTGAAGCGGAAAGCCATGAATAGCCTGATATGCTCCACTGACAGGCCATTCGAGTTTATTGGCCGCATCAATGAGGATGTGAATACCTACACGACACTCGGCCGCCGTGGTGAGCTTTTCCTGACAATCGGTGCCGTCCAGTTACTGCAGAAACCCACACAGTCGAACAGTGGCGGTATGACAGAGCTGTATCTGGCATCAGGAACATACGTCAAAAGTTTCTACTCGGTGATGTACGCGCCATCATGCGTGAAAATCTCAACAATGGGATTAGCCCATGAGCGCATTCACCATCGGATCAGCTGGAATAATACCGCAGTAAAAATTCTCGACGAAAAATATAAAAAACGCCTGCCGTCCGACAGGGGGTAATCATGCTCCCGTTGTCAAAAATTGAATCTCTCGCCGCTTTCCGAATGACCGAACAGCAGATAGCTGACGTGCTCAATATCGATCTGGCTGAACTCAGACAGAACCGTGAATTGATGGGCTCATTCAGGGATGCGATGAGAAAGGGACGAGCGAAAGGCGAGGTAGAGCTAAGGCGTGCGTTATATGAGCGCGCGCGCAAAGGCGATGCACAGGCGTACAACGAACTAATGAGATTATCTGCCAGTAAGGACTGATAGTGAGCAAACCCGACTGGAGGGCGCTGCAGTCTCAGTTTGCTGCTGCTCATGCCAGTACGGGTATATCACCCAAAGCATGGTGTGAGCAGGAGGGATTAAACTACAGCAGCGCTCGTCGCTACATAAAGAAGCCGGTAAAAAAAACTGCGCAAAAAACCTCGAAAGGAACTGCGCAAAAAAGTACGCAAAATAAAGCTGCGCAAAAAAATTCTAAAGCCTTAACCAGACAGAAGGCTGAGCCTGCAAGGGCTGCGCAAAAGAAAAGTGCGCACTTTCCGTATGCTTCCTCATTTTGCGCAGATTTAAATGCGCAGGAACAAACGTTCGTGACCGAGTTTTTAAAGACGCGCGATAAATATGCGGCCTATAAAAAAGCGGGCTACACCGGGGGGGATCGCGCTGCCAGAATGCTCCATCGAAAGCCCAACATCACGCGGGCTATCAATCGCGGCTTGGAGCAGCTGCACAAAGATGCAGTGTTGAGCGGTCAGGAGGTATTGCGGCACTGGCATGAAATCGCTATTGCCGATCCAGGCGAGATTTCACAGATGCGCCGATGCTGTTGCAGGCATTGCTGGGGGGAGCGATTTCTCTATCAGTGGCGGGATATCGATGAATATGACCGCGCTGCAGAAAAGGCCCTGGCAGATGGTAAACCTCAGCCTGAATACGGCGGTCTGGGTTTTATTGAGAACGATGATCCCAATCCTGATTGTCCACGCTGTGCCGGTGAGGGCGTGGCAGATGTTTATCTGGCAGATACACGTGACATAACAGGCCCATCACGCCGACTCATTGCTGGGGTAAAAAAATCAAAATTCGGCATTGAAATAATAATGCGCGATCAGGATGCAGCCCTGAAAAATCTGGCGGCATTCCACCAGCTGGCGGTTAGTGAGCAGGAACGGGAGCTGCGATTACTCAGAGCTGAGCAGACGCGCTTGGCGAACGAAAAACTACAGGCCGAAATTGAGACTCTGAGAAAACAACTGGCCGCGAAAAATGAGGAGGATGAGGAGCCGTTGCCGGTAGCGATAAACATTAACGTCGTGGATGCACGCGTGAGGGATGACGATGACGGGGATTTCACCTCAACTTAATATTCCTCAGGCGCGGTTCCTCGCAATGCCGCATAAGTTCAAAGCCTATGTCGCCGGATTCGGTTCCGGTAAAACGTGGGTCGGCTGCGGCGGGCTGTGCAAAGGAGTCTGGGAGCATCCGAAAATTAATCAGGGGTATTTCGCCCCGACATATCCTCAGATACGCGACATTTTCTATCCCACGATTGAAGAGGTGGCGTTTGATTGGGGATTGAAGACCAAAATCAACGAGGGCAACAAAGAGGTCCATTTTTACGCTGGGCGTCAGTATCGGGGAACCACACTATGCCGGTCGATGGAGAAACCGCAGACGATAGTCGGTTTTAAAATCGGTAAGGCATTGATCGATGAGCTGGACGTTCTGCCAACTAAAAAGGCGCAAATGGCCTGGCGAAAAATAATCGCCCGTATGCGTTATAAAGTTCCGGGACTGCTCAACGGCATTGATGTGACAACGACCCCGGAGGGGTTCAAGTTCGTTTATCAGCAGTTTGTTAAAGCTATCCGTGAAAAGCCTGAGCTTGCTGGAATGTACGGTCTCATTCAGGCGTCCACGTTTGATAACGAGAAAAACCTCCCGGCTGACTACATCCCGTCCCTGATGGCCAGCTATCCACCCGAGCTGATTAAAGCTTACCTCAGGGGACAATTCACTAACCTCGTTAGCGGCACCATCTATCACCAGTTTGATCGCGTGCTGAATAACTGCGAGGAAGAGGAACAGCCGGGGGAACCGATCTATATCGGGATGGATTTCAACGTGGGAAAAATGACGGGCATCGTTCACGTTCTCCGCCTGGGCCTGCCGTGTGCTGTTACTGAGATAACAAAAGGCATGGATACGCCAGACATGATCCGCATGATTAAAGAGCGGTTCTGGCTGTATGACGGCAATAATTATCGCAAAACACGCGAAATTTATATTTATCCCGATGCCTCCGGTGATTCCCGGAAATCAGTCAACGCCAGCGCAACGGATATAGCCCAGCTCAGGCAGGCTGGATTTACCGTTGTCGTTAATGCCGCAAACCCTCCCGTAAAAGATCGCGTTAACTCAATGAACGCCATGTTCTGCAACGGGAATGGCGTGCGGCGCTATAAGGTCAACGTGAAGCGCTGCCCTGTTTACGCTGAGGCGCTGGAACAGCAGGTATGGGGCGACAACGGCGAACCTGATAAATCAGATGACAATGACCACCCGAACGATGCTGGTGGCTATTTCATCATTAAACAATTCCCAATAGTTAAACCGACCGGAAAAGTCACAAAATTGCGGATGTAATTTATGCCTGATATTTCTACCCCGAATCTCGACTATAACGACATGCTGGACGCGTGGGATCTCAATGATGCGCTGATGGGCGGCACATTTTATATCCGCCAGCTCGGTGAGATTTATATGCCACGCTGGATTAATGAGGAGAAAGAGGATTACCAGCGCCGCCTGGCTATTTCGACACTACTCCCGGCCTACGAGGAAACGATCAAACAAAACTGCGGGCGGGTTTTTGCTGACGTTGTTCAACTGAGTGAAAACACACCTGAGCGAATAGTGGAGTATTCAAAAAATATTGATTTGGTCGGGAATCGCCTGGATGTATGGGCACAGGAGTTTTTTAGCCTGGGCTTACAATATGGCCTCGTTCACGCGCTGGTTGATCATCCTCGTATTGATAAAACTGTGGTGCGCACACGCGCAGATGAAATAGCTTCAGGCGCACGTCCCTACGTGACGATGCTTAACCCTAAACAGGTTATCGGCTGGAAGTCGAAGCCGTTAAACGGTCGGGTGGTGCTGACTGAGTTACGTATCCGCGAGGTAGTGGTTATTGACGGCGAGAATTTTGGTCAGAAAAAGATAGAGCAAATCCGCTACATCCTGCCTGGTAAAGTAGAAATCTGGCGCAAAGGTGTTGGGATAGAGGATAAAAACGTCTGGCTGCTACATGAGGCGTGGGAGACCAGCAGACAGGATATTCCGCTTGTCACTTTCTACACCAAAAGCACTGGATTTATGCGCGGTATACCGCCGCTGCTTGAACTAGCCCACCTGAATATCAAACACTGGCAGAGTCAGAGCGAGCAGGACAACATCCTGCACGTTGCTCGTGTACCGCTTTTGGTGACGTTCGGGCTTGCTGAGGGTGAAACTTTAAAAATCGGGGCATCCAGTGCAACGAATTTCACAGATCGGGAGCTGCAGGGCGTTG